CCTATGAGCACCTTAGCCGGGTACTGCGACGCAAGCGTGGCCTGAACCGGGCGCGTGATTGGGTATGCCACCCCGTTAAGGCTGATCTCATTCTTCGTTATAACGCGCTCTGCCATTGCTACTCCAGAACCGCTGCCCAGGCCACATCGTCACCGTTGGAGGCTGCATCGACATAAAAGGTGTTGAATGGAATAGTCCCTGGCCTGAAGTCCAGCTCCAATGTCGCGTCCACCGTGCCTGCTGCGCCCAGTACATAGCCGTTGCTGGCGCTCACGGCACTGTCCCCGACATAGGTTAGCCCAGAATTCGCTGTGGGTGCGGTGAACTTAATCCACGCGACCCTAGACGTGGTGTTCTGCACCTGCACCGCCGTCCCTGCCGATGATACGTTAGTGCTACCCGAGTCGAAGCGCACGGCTTCCATCCTCCTTGTGCTCGCAGATGTCGCGAAACTCCATGTGGCAGTCGTGACAGACCATCAGGTCGAGCTTCCCCTCGCACGCCACAGTCTCTACGTCATCGTGACGACAAATCGTTGTCTCAGTTTTACTACTCGACATGCCGCACGTCCTGAAGGAGCGGGAAGCTATTCTTGGACCGTTCCGCGAGCGCAAACCAGAAGGCAGACCGGCTGCCGCGAGCGTCCTGGTCAGTGTTAGACCCTCCGGCCTCGGAGGCTAACGCGAGCGCTGTCGAGTATTTAATCACGTAGTCGTCGTCAATCTCGCAGACGCCAGAGTCACTAGTCAAAAGCGTTGGCTCTCCTCCGCCGACGAGCTTGATAAGGTTATAGCCAAGCACGTTGACCCCGCCGGAATTCAGCATGAGGTCACGAGATTCCTTGTCTATCCACCAAAGGTTGTTGGGCAGCTTCTTCCATATCGCCGTATCGGACTTGGCCGCCCGGATATCGTCGATCCAGACCGTGCAAGCCCCAAGGTCGGAGTCGTACTCAAGTCCCACAGAGATGATCGCTGTATCTGTCTCAGGATTCGATAGAGACATCCTGACGAATGTCCAGGTGTCAGCCGATAGGGCAGGAATCGAGAGTGTCTCCAGCGGGCTGGCACAAGAAGCTGTGTCGTCAAGCAATAGCTTCAAGTTTCCAGCACTGGTTGCCACTGTACTCTTCACCCACATCTCCACGGTGTCGTACTTGGAGAGGTCTTTGCTGGAGATGCTGTCTGTCACAAAGTCGCCAGCCGAGGCACCTGCTGCTATCACGAGCTTCAGCGACTGCGTGCCCTGCTTCTTGTCCTCTGTGTCCAACGACTGGGTAAATTCCGAATCAGTCCTCTCGTCGAAGGTGCTGGCAAGCTTGTGAATACTGAGGGATGTGTACCGGTATCGGTACTGCACGCTCTTTAGCATGGAGAACGCAGACGGGATATCGAACCGCGCTGTGTGCCTGTCCCCATGGAGGGAGATGTCCTCTTCGGGGTCAAATGCGCGTCCATAGACGCTCATGATGGCTTGGTTGATGTAGTCGTGGATAGCCTCTGGACACCAGTCCTCATTCCACAGCTCTGCCGTATGTGAATCAGCCGTCGATGTCCCGACCGCTGGGTAAAACGTCAGGGTGGCACGGTTCGAGGAGATAGACGAGTCAGTGACGCGGCGTATCTCCCCGTCGTTGCTGCCAGAGGTAAAGACAAGCCACTTCCCAATGTGCTCGTCAGCGCCACCCAGCGACAGCTCGTCGCTTAGGAGCGTCGTTGTAGACCCGGAAGCATCGGCCTCGATGGCCCTAAATGGCCGACCAAGGTTGTACCCAATCGAGACCCGTAACTGTTCTCTCGTTCGACCAGCAATGACAGGCATGGCTTACCTCAAAAGAACGGCCCGGCCCGGAAGCCCAGGCCGGGCCGAGTTAGATCGTATCCACTCTGTGCTAGGTTGCGGACACCTGCTCCTTTGCGAGGACGGAGTCGCTTTTCTTCCCATTAAGCTTAGCCGCCTCATCTTGAAGTTTCTTTAGTTCCTCGGCCTGCTTCCCCATAACTCGCGCAAGGGAGATGTTCTTTAGCTGCTCTGCTGCGAGTGGATTGCGCTGCATGAGCACCTGAAGGTCATCCGACGTGATCTGAACACTGGCGAAGTCATCCATCATGCTCCCTTGCCTATCTTACCAATACCGGGAGTGCCCAGTCTCAGCCTGCCGGATATGCGATTTGTGGATCTCGTTGAGTGTGGCACCCAGCTCCTTGCGGACAGACACCGTCATCGGCTGGCGTGGGGGCCTCTTCCAGCCCCTTGCTACGCTCTCTCTGGCCATCTGTTGCACCTCGTCCATGAACACCGGGTCGCGGGCCTCATCGGAAGCGACCATAATGCTGACCACTTCACTTTTCCCGGTCGTGGGGTCAATAACGCGGTACTGCGTGGGCGACTCCCACATCCCGACTATGCTATTGGTCCTGTCAGGGGGTGCCAGTAAGGCGGCACCCCCCGCAGGAGGCAATAGAGTATGCACCGTTTGAGTTCCTAGTTGCGGATGTTGAGCATTACCCACGAGTAGTCAGTCGCTACTGAAGGTATTCCCATGGAATGGCCGATGTTGGCGATGTCTGCCTCGTCTGAGTAGTCAGTTCGTTCTGCTGTCCCAGATTCGCCAGATGCCTGCGACCAGGTGATGGCATCCCCGACTACGTCAACCTGTGCCCCCATAAGGATGGCAGCAGGGCCAGCGGTCTGCACCCAGCAGAAGTAATCTGCTGTTACAGGCATCGCGGTTACCCCTACTGGGCCGGTATTGATAGTGCCATCACCGTCAATAATCGCTATGTCCTTGTAAGGGCTGTACATCAGTCCAAATAGGGACGATGTGGTTAATGCAGTTACAAGCCCGTCGGGCTCATCAACAGTTATCTTGAGCCCTGTTGCGCTTGCCACTGCGGTATTGGCCTTAATCCTGTATATCTCACCCTCGGCAGGGCCGTCATTGAAATATACATACCCGTCTTTGTACTGGTCTTTAGTAACCGTCAACGATGTGCCGCTGGTGAAGGAGATGGCTCCTGCTGACGTAGCAGTCGCCGCCAGGTCCATGTCGTGTGCCGCCACAGCAGCCTTACCGTCCACTATCTGGCCGCCACGAGTGATTGCAGTACCGGAGTTCTCGGCATAGTAGAAGACCCTGCCGTCAGGGGTGATTGCTCTTGTTCCGAGCTTATGCTTCTGCGAAGAAGTCTCTTGCTTCTCCATGCCGTAGCTTAGGTTGACTGTCGACGGAAACGCCATTCCATCCTCCTCTAACGGGTTCTATGCCCCGCGATTGGCCGATATTAGGAGCCTCGGCCATCGTTACGGCTACTTCGATCTCTTCCTCGTCTGGTACGGCGTTTGCCGCACTGCCTGGCAGCCCCGCGCCTTGCAAGGGCTACCCATTGTTTTGCCGTAGTGGTGGACATGGGGTGCTGCTTCCGCCACCGCCACCGCCCCAACAGGCTCCGCCGCCACTGGCTCCGAGAGGCGTGGAGGGAGCATTGTCCAGCCACGCCTCTCGTAGAGCCTAATGTGGTGCGGATCGGCTGGGAGGAGGTTCGGAAGTGCCGTCCCGTCCCCTTTGTACCACTGAGCACACGGGCGAGGGTTGAAGATGGGCGTGAAAGCCACACCGAACTCAGCAAGCATACGCCTGCGTTCGGTCATCATCTTCAAGTCTGCCGCAGTTGCCATCAGTTACTCGCTATGCGGAGGTGCTAGGATCAGCAGCGTCGTAAGTCAAGGGAGCGCCGCGAGAATCGTCCAGCTCAAACGCAGCGTAGTCCGACACTGTTACAACTTCCCAAGCACGCAGGGATGCGTCGCGCTCTTTCTCTGTTTCCCAGGCCATCGAGGTCAGCACCCCGAGGGCGTCGTCATTCAGGATGGCACCAATCGCGTCATCACTTGAGTCACGGGTGATATTCCCGCTCTCAAATACTGGCACGTCCCAAATCTGGTAGCCTCTCCACGCCTTGGACATCAGCCGCGCTGAGTACCCTTCAGGGAGGGGCCGTATCGTGCCGCTGCCTATCGTCGAAAGGTCTTTCGCCAGGCGCATGACCGCGTTTGGATGCTGAACTATCGAGAGGTTGTCGCCGAATTTGTCTGTCTTGGCAATACCGACAACAGCAGTGACATTGGCTGCCGAAAAGGCTGCCCCAGCCGCACCGTGGCTAGTGCCACCGTTAAGCGATGAGAAGAGGTTGATGAGGTCGTCCTCCATCTTGCGCTTTCGGCCATCGCCAAGCTGGCGTCCGACGAGCTGGAAGTTCACCGCCATGTTCTGGCGAAGCAACTTGTCGGTCAGGATGACTTTCGCGCCCACCTCAGAGGTGGTAACGCTGACAGTGCTCATCCCAATCTCTTCCTCGTCGACCATGTCCTGACCTTCGGTCAAGGAACTCATGGACATCTGTCCAACCTTGGGGAAGACACCGGTGTCCTCGCCCTTCTTCAGCGTGAACTTGGTCACAATCCCAAAGACCGGCGCATTGTGCTCCGCTGTATAGCGGGCGGCGTCGATCATCTCCGCTGAAGCGTTTTCGACCGATCCCGTTGTACTGGTTTGTGCCATCGTCTGCCCTCCTACCCCGTGTAACTAAGCGATTTGCCTAACTCGGCGTGCTCTGCATCAGAGAGCGGGCCATTCTTGGAGCGAATGGCTGCAC